TTTGAAAATTTAAAATTATTAGAAGGATATTATATAAAAAAAATTAAAAAAGGTACACAGAAAAACTTAAATGTTTGGTTTCAAGGTATTCAATTAAATTTTGGTACAGGTGGTTTACATGCTTCAAAAAAAGGTATTTATACAACTACTTCTAAACGTATTATTATAGATATAGATGTAAAAAGTTTTTATCCATTTTTAGCTATTGAAAATTCTTTAATTCCCAAATCAATTAAAGAATTTTTAATAAGTGTTGATAAAAAACCGGAATTGTTTTTAACTGTTTATAAAGGATTCGCAGAAAAAAGAAAACTTTATCCGAAACCTCATAGTTTAAATACTCTTTATAAATTAGCTTTAAATATTATCTTTGGTAAATCATTACAACCATCTTCTATATTTGGGGATTTGGAATACGGTATGAAAACTACTATAAATGGTCAATTAAGTCTTTTAATGATAATAGAAGGTATTTACAAAAACATTCCCGATATAGAGTTAATACAAGTAAATACAGATGGAATCACTCTTATATTAGATAGAGAATACACAGAAAAATTACAATTGCTAGTTAAAAAATGGGAGAATTTAACCAAATTGAAAATGGAATTTGCAACTTATCAAAAAATGATAATTGCAAATGTAAATAACTATCTGGCTTTATATGAAAACGGTAAAATTAAACAAAAAGGTGCTATGTTTTCTTATGAAAATCTAGAACAATATAAAAATCACAGTATGTTAATTGTACCTAAAGCACTAGAAGCTTTTTATATACATAATGTTGATTATAAAATTTTTGTTAAAAACCATGATAATTTTTATGATTTTTGTAAAAGAATTAGACTAAAGAAAAATAACGGTGTTATACCAAAATTAGTTTATAGAACCAAAAATACCGGAATCCCTTTTGAAGAAAATTATGGTAAAATTACCAGATATATAGTAGCTAAACAAGGCGGAGAATTGGTAAAAATAATGCCTCCTTTAAAAAATAAAACTGAAGAAAGAGAAATAAGTATAGAAAAAGGATATAAAACTATTCCTATGAATTTTATTGATAAAACTGAAAACTTATTTAAATTATTAGATTATAATTATTACATTAAAGAAATTGAAAAAATCAGACTTGAAATAGAATCTGATTTTTTAGACAAACAAAAAAGGAAATACATTTCCTAAACTTGTTACTTTATTAAAAGTAACGTAATTAACCAATTATTTTATTAACGCTAAAAATTAAAAAAAATGGCAATTGATTTCAAACCAGTATTTGCTTTACTGAAAGAAAAAAAAGAGCAAATTGTAGAATTAGAAAAAAAAGAGTATTTAACCAAAGGAAAAATTAATTTAGATGGAGAAGAAATTAATTTGAAAAAAGCAAATAAAGCAAAATTGCTTTATGACGTTTTACCAAAATTAGTATCTTATGAAAATGCAAACGTAACTTTAATAGATGCTAGTATTCCGGAAATGAAAATTAACGGTTATAAAATAGCAGATTTAAAAGAAGATTGTTTAACAGCAATTAGTAAATTAGCTTTACCTAATTTGAAAAATCTTTATAATACTTTATATACCAAAGTATCTAACAACAAAGGAGTTCCTGAAGAACTTAAAGCTGAATACGAAGGTATGGCTTTACTTGATGAATTAAAAGATGAATTAGAATCAAACGACATTGCAAATTAACAAAAAAAGGGAACTGATATCATTATCAGTTCTCTTTTTTTTCAATCAAATTAAAAAAAAATGAATAAAGAACGTGAAATACAACAACAAAAAGCTGTAGATGCTTTATTTAATAAATGGAATAAATCATCTGGTGTTTTTAGAGCTATGATTAAAGCTACTATGAGATTTGGGAAATCTAAAGTAGTATTAGATTTTTTAAAAAAAACAGGGGTTGAAAATTATTATAAGAATGTGTATATCATTGTTCCAAAAGTAATTAATGTAGAAAGTTGGAAAACTGAAAGAAACAAATGGTTTCCGGAATTAAAAATAACAGTTTTGAATTATAAATCTATTTTTAGAATGGAAAATCCTAGTTTTGTTATATTTGATGAAATCCACAATTTTACAATAAATCAATATAATAAAATAAAAAATACATTAAAAGGTATAGATATTATTGCTATTACTGCAACTTTACCTAGAGAACAAGAAAAAAAAGATATTCTTAAAGAATTAGATTTAGATATAGTTTACAAAATAAATTTAGAGACATCTATAGATTTAAAAATTGTTAATAATTTTGAAATTAATGTTATTTATTCCAAACTATCTACTAATTTAGATATTCGAGTTAAAACAGGAAAATACGATTTTACAACTAGTGAAACGAAATCTTATAGGTATTTAACAAAAGCTATAGCTAAAACACCTACAATGTTAAAACGATTAAATAGAAGTAGATTTCTGTACACATTAAAAAGCAAAACAGAAGTTACAAAAAAACTTCTTAAATTATTTAAAAAAGACAAAAAAATAATTATCTTTACAAAGAGTATAGATATCGCTAAAGAACTGTGTGAAAATACTATACATTCTAAAAATAATAATAACGATAATATATTAAGACAATTTATTAATAATGATATTAATAAAATATCAACTGTTAATATGCTTAACGAAGGTGTTACTATACCGGATATAGATACTGTAATTATTGAAAGTTTTGATTCTAATTCTAATAACTTATTACAAAGAATTGGTAGAAGTCTCCAATACAAAAAAGACAAAATAGTTAAAGTAATAATAATGGTAACTAAAGATACTATCGAAGAAAAATGGTTGGAATTAATAATTCCTAATGTAAAAGTTACTTATTATAACTATAATTATGGTAAATTTATAAAAAAACAACAAAATGGAAATTAATAACAAAATTTTACAAATTATCAAAGAAGAAAATATTCCTGAAGAAGGAATTTTGTATTTAATGAGTGTCTATTTCAATTTAACAGAAACCACTTTTGATGATGTTACAACTAATAAGGTAAATAATTTGAAATTTTTTGATAGAGATTTAGTTAAAGATAAAATTAATTGGAATGTACCGTTATTTGGAGATAGTACAACTAAAGATTTCATTGAAACTTATAGGGATTTATTTTATAACGTTGATAAAACTAGTGCCGGAGATAGACCTACTGTAATAAAAAAATTTAAAAAATTTTATACAGAATATCCCCAATATTCACATAAACAAATATTAAAAGCAACAGAATTATATTTAGATTATTGTGTAGAAAAAGGTGAATATATACAAAAAGCTCATTATTTTATCAAAAAAGAAAGAAATCCTGAAGGTTCAAAATTATTAAGTTGGTTAGAAATCTTAGATAAAGAAACTAAAACACGAAAGTTATATGGAAAGTAAAATACAAAAAATTCTTACTAATACCGAAAAAGGATTGACTTTCGGATTAAAATCTATGAATATACATTTAGGCGGTATACAAAGAGAAGCTATGTATGTTATAGGTGCAGATTCAAAAGTAGGTAAAACAACTTTTGTAGATTATACTTTTTTACTTTCTCCTTATCTTAATGATCATTTAAAAAAGAAAATTGATATACATTGGATATATTTTTCTTTTGAAATATCACGAATTAGAAAAATGTTTAGATTAGCACCTTATTTTTTCGCAATTGATTATAATAAAACTACTTACGAACACAAAGGAGAAACTAAAGAAATTAATAGTAATTATCTGATGAATAAAGTTATTGACAAAGACGAAGAATTAATAACAATTAAAGAAGACGATAAAGCTATTTTTTTAGAAATTTACGAAAAAAGACTAGTTCCTTTATTTGGTAAAATTGTAAATAATAATTTAGAACCCGGAATAGTAGATATTGTAGAAAGAGCAGAAAATCCAACAGGTTTAAGAAATTATATTTATAAATATGCTTCAGAAAATGGAAAGTTTATTAAACAAAAATATAATACTTTTGATAACAATGGTAACAAAGTAGTTAAAGAAAGAATTGTAGATTATCGTCCTAACAATCCAAAAGCTTATGTAATAATTATTACTGACCATATTCGTAAATTAAAATCAGAAAGAGGATTTAACAATAAACAAGTTATAGATAAATGGCTTGAATATGAAGTTGATATGAGAAATTTATTCGGTTATACATTTGTTGATATAGCTCATTTAAATAGGAAATTAGATGCTATAGATAGAATGAAATATTCTAAAGAATTTTTACATCCAACATTAGGAGATTTTAAAGATTCTGGAAATATGGGCGAAGAAGCAGATTATATTATTACAGGATTTAATCCTAGAGATAAAAAATACATGCTTAGAGAACATTTTGGTCATGATTTAGTAGATTATCCGAATTATAGAAGTTGGCATCTTATAGCTAGTAGAGATACCCCTCCTGAAGATTTTTTTACTGAAATGAATGGTAATTTAAACACTTTTAAAGATATTAATAATTAAAAAAAAATAACAAATGGCAGAACAAAAAAAAGATTTTAGAAAAATAAAAAAAGGTACTTTAGAAAACCCTAGAGTAATTATTATTTTTTCATTTCCGAAAGTAGGTAAAACAGAAGCACTAACTAAATTGAAAGATAATTATATATTTGATTTTGATAATAGTTTAGGATTTTATGATGCTATAGGAGAAAGTTATTCATTAACAGATGATCCTATAAAAGTATTAACTAAATTTAATAAAGACTTTACAGAATTGTTAGCGTATGTAAAAGAAAATGGAAAATTTCAATTTACTACCATTGATACAGTTACTAGTTTTTATGATAAATTAGCAAATACTATTGCTATTATAAATTATAATAAAGCGAAATCTGAAAATAAACCATTGGATTTTGATATTACTACTTTGGAATACGGTATTGGTTATACTTATAAAAGAGACGCCGTTAAAAAATTAATTACTAAAGTCAGCAAAATAGCCGAAACAGTAATAGTGATAGCTCATATATCTGATAAATCAGTTAATAAAGATTCTGGTGGTATAGAAGTGGCAGATATGGATTTAGAAGGTAAATTAAAAAACGTATTAGCTTTGAGTACAGATGCTATTGGTTTATTTTATAGAAAAAAAGATAATACTAATAATATAAAATTTGTACATAATAATTCAATAACTACCGGTTCTAGAATTAAACGATTAAGAGGTAAAGATATTACTGTTTCCGAATTACAAGAAGACGGGGTACTTAAAACTTATTGGGAAAATATATTCAAACTTTAAAAAAATAAAACATGGAAGAAAAAAGAAAATTAAAATTATCAGAAGTAATAACAGCAATAGATTCAGGATTGACACGAAAACAAATTAAAAAGGAATTTGATTTAACCGTAGAAGATATGAGAACTATATTTGCACATCCTGAATTAAAAAACAGAAAACCAAAAGTAAGAAATGTTATATTTGTAGATGATTCTATAACTGAAGAAATTGATTCAAAATCAGAATCTGAAAACATTGATGAATTATTCAATACTGATGATAAAATTCAAAAACTCGATGAAGAACCAAAAATCGAAAAACAAACAGAAACAACTGAAAAAGAAGAAGAAGACATTTTACCTTTTTAATAAATAAATAAAAAATACAATTATGAAATTTAAAAAATTGAATTCGGGTGCATTTAATTTCGGTTTAAATACCAATTGTCGCCTTAATAAATTTGAATATGTAGAAAATGATGGGAATCCATATATTTTAGTAGAAATAACTAAAAATGAAAAAACATTAGCTCAACGTTATTATAAAGTAACATCTGCTTTTGATAACAATACTAAAACAACTGATGTTAATAATGAATTCTTTAAAAAAGATATTGATAATCTCAGTCAGCTTTTAGGTCACTTTTTAGAAGCTTTTGTAAAAATAGAAACTCTGGAAGCAGCTTTGAAAGAAGATGTAACACAAGAAGATTTTATGCGTACTATTGTTACTTTATTACCAGAAGGATTTCAAAATATACCTGTTGATGTATTTTTAGAATTTCAATGGAGTATTAGTAAAAAACCAGGTATAAATAGAACTTTTTTACAATTACCTAAAAAACCATATCATGGTAAATTTATTGTTGCACCTAAAACTCAAATAGAATGGAAAACAATTAAAGATGATAGTGGTTTAAGTTACACAGCAATTGTTAATGATAAAGTAATTAAACATCCGTTTACTAGAACTGCTAAATATTTAAAATCCAAATATGCTTATTGTCAAACAACTGATAATACAGCTAATAATCCTACAATTATAGATCAAAATTTTGAAGATGCTGGTTTAAATAGTCCGGATCAAGATTTAACTTTTGATTAAAATTTTATTATTATGAAATATATAATTTCTTATGAAGAAAAAATTGATAGGATTTTAAAAAATCAAATATTATTATATAATTTAATTTTTGAATTACCTGAACCTAATAATTATTATAATTCCCCTTTTAGACAAGATGATAATCCGGGTTGTTATTTTAATTTGTATAATAATAAAATTTATTTTATTGATTGGGGTGATGATAAAATCAGACGTGATATTTTTGAATTTACTAAAGATTTATATTCTTTGACTTTTTACGATAGTGTTAATACTTTATTTTCGTTATTAAATAACAATTTAAATGTGAAATTAACTAAAACAAAAAAGAAATTCGTAAATAAAACAAGTTCAAAAAGAGAAATTATTCAAATAAAAAAAAGATATTTTAATAATGATGATATTGATTATTGGAAACAATATTCATTGACTTTGCATGATTTGTGTAATACTAATGGGAATTTTAAAATAGTTCCCATTAGTAAATTCAAAATGGTAAATATACCATTAGTTGTTATTCCTACAACAATTGCTTATGCTTATCAATTTGAAACAGGTCAAAAAACTTATATTCCACATAGTATCAAATATAAATGGAGAAATAGTATACATAAAAACGATATAGGAAAATCTACAATAAAAAGTAATACCATAACTATTACCAAATCTGTTAAAGATGCTTTAATCTTAAACAAATTAGGTTTTGATTATGGTTTTTTTCAATCTGAAAGTTCTTTTCCGGAAGATAAAATAATTGAAAATTTAATAAAACCTTACGATAAAATTAATATCCTATTTGATAATGATGCTACAGGTATTAAAATGAGTATTAAATTATATAATTATTTAAAACTCAAATCTAAAAAAGTAAAAAATATAATACCACCGGAAAAAGACATTTCTGATACTGTAAAAAAATACGATTTGGAATACGCAAAACATATCATTTTACAAAATTAAACTAAATTAAACAAATGAAAAAATCTGTATTTTATAATAAAATATAGATTTTTTTTTAATACAAACAATTAAAAAAAAATTCAAATGGAAAATCAAGAAGAAACAAGAATTATTTCAGTTTACATGAATTCACCTAGTGATTTTAAATTTAAAAAC